CTTTCCCGGCGCTTAAAAGAGCTCCCGCTCCAGAGCACATCGAAAAGTATATCAATCGTTTTTTAAAGACAGCGCAAAAGGAGGCAGAGCTTTTTAATATTCCTATATCAATAACTTTAGCTCAGGGAATAATCGAAAGCAATGCAGGCAGATCAGAACTAAGCAAAAAACACAATAACCATTTTGGAGTTAAGCATCGAGGGAATGGAAAATTTGCGATTTACAAAGACGACACTCCCAGAGATAAGTTTCAAGTCTACAAATCTGCTTGGAGGTCGTACAGAGACCATTCAAAACTCCTTACTACAAAAAGATATAAGCACTTAACAAAGCTCAATCGATTAAATTATAAAGAGTGGGCTTGTGGCTTAAAGTCGGCAGGTTATGCAACGGCTCCAAAATATGCGGAGATTCTTATTTCGATAATTGAAAAATATGGGCTTTGGGTTTATGATTTTGAAACAATAATTCGCTGGATATAAAATTTTGTTTACTTTTGTTTGCTTGTCAGTTTTTTTGTAGCCGTCACTTTGGGAGAAGTGGCGGTTTTTTTATTTATCGTTTTTTTGTGAGCGCTTATGAAAATAACTTTGTCTAAAATCATAAAATGATGTTTGAATTAAATATTTTCGGCACTATTGGCAGCAAAGATGCTGAGACTAAAGACACAGTAAAAAAGGCTTTAAATGAGGCAGGCGGTCAGGACGTGCTTATCAATATATCGAGCTCAGGCGGTTCTATTATCGAGGGCATGGCAATCTCTGAAATGATCGCTTTGTATCCCGGTAAGACCACGACAAGAGGTATTGGCATTGTTGCCAGCGCTGCGACTATTATACTAATGGCAGGAAAGAAAAAGGAGATGACTAAAAACTCTTTTTTTATGATGCATAATAGCTGGGGCGGAGTTGAGGGCAATGCAATGGAACTGGAAAAGACTATCGAGCTTTTGAAAATGTTTGACGAGCAAATGGCTGCAATTTATACGGCTCAGCTCGAAAGTAAAGGCAAGTTAATCGGAGGCAGCAAAGAAAAAACTTTGGAGGAAGTTAAAAAAATGATGGCGGCTGAGACATGGTTCACGGCAGACGAGGCGCTCGAGATGGGTTTTATTGACATGATATGCGAAGAGAAAAAAGAGGATAACTCTATATATGAAGAGGCTTACGCAATGATCAGAGCGGAGGCAAAATTTAAAAACATTCCAAATAAAATCAAAAACAGTATGCAAGTTGAAAAAAAGACTTTTCTCCAGCAGCTTGCCAATATGTTTGGATTCAAGGCAGAAATAACTGAGCAGGAAGTCGAGACGGCTCCCGTTGTTGAGGAAAAAGCCGAAGAGCCAGCCGTAGAGGTAAAAGAGGAAGTTAAGACCGACGACAAAGCCGAATTGGAGGCAAAAATCGAAGCTCTGGACAGACAGCTCGAGGAAAAACAACTCAAACTCGAAGCTTTGGAGGCTGAAATTCAGGCGAAAATTAGCTATAAAAGCGACGTAAAAGCGGAAAAAACTGCTGAAATCGGTTTCACTCAGGAGCAGATAGTGCAGGCTTCAAAATTTATTAACTCACTTATCAAAAACTAATATAAAATGTCATTCAATAAAGAAAACTTTTTTGTTGAGGGTAACTCTGAGGAGTTCTTTTTCAGCCGTACCAATCCACTCGCAAACGGTGCGAACGCTGAGATACTAAAAATTGAAAATTGCGGAGGCTCTTGCGATCTTCAACTTGATTTTAGCGCTGCGACTTCATCTGGTACAACTACTTTCACGTTTAACTCTCCGACAAGCGGTTACACTACAAAGTATATTAAAGTACAAATTACAGACGGTGCTGGCAATTTTGTTACTGGCGTCGGCACTGGTACAGTTTCAAGTATTGCAATAAATGTAAGTACATTGACTGGAAGCGATTGGTCTGTAATTATCGAGATTGCAACTGGCGATATTGATATTTTAAGCTGCGATTGTGTGAGAAGGTTCTCATTCGCTTATGATGGCGGTACTCTTGCAATTGATACAGAGGCGCTCTGGGCTCCAGTGCTTAGAATTACAAACGTCGGCGGAACTACAGCAATAACTACAAAATCACTCGGTTTGACTTTCCCTGCCAACGGTCCGAATATTAACTTCCAAGTTGAGCTCGAAAATATCGGCAACACGGTTCTCGACATTGGCACAATTACGGTATCGTCTCAGGTTTTATCGGCATCAATTCCAACTTTTGCGGATATAATTTATCCTGGTCAAAAACGTACTTTGTCAGCGGTTGCTAATGGTAACTTATCAGCAGGAAATAAAACTGGAAGTATTGTAGTAAATAGCAACGGTGGAAATATCACTTTGGCTATTACTTACACAGTAGTATAATTTTTTTCAACTAACAAAATTAAAATTTTAAATATATGGCAACATTTGAAGCAGGTCAATTCCGTATCGGATTGGTTGGCACTCAGGCTCAGGAAATGCTTTTCAAACCAGTATTTTTTGACGCTGAAATCGAAGATATTTTCGAGACAATGGTACTCGTAAACAATAAGCAACAAATTGGCTACGTTGGCGTTATGGAGGATATTATGCAGCTGTCAGGCGGTTGCGGTTGGACTCCAAAGGGTGCGCTCGGCTTGTTTGAAAGATGTATCGAAGTTGACGAAATCAAAGTTAATTTAGAGCTTTGTTATGACGAATTTGTCGGTACTGTTTATAAGCAAAAGCTTAAGGCAGGCACTCAAAGCAGCAACTTAGAGGGTACTATCTTTATGCAGATTCTTATGACCCGCATGGTACAGGCTCTCCGCAAACAGATGTTGAAAGTTGCTTTCTTTGGTAACAAGGCAAGCGTTGACGATGCTGTAAATATCACAGACGGTATGTGGTCAGTTTACATCCCGCAATTGGTTGCTAATAACTTGGTACCTTATATCAATAGTAATAGCGGAACTCCGCTTGGCGCTGGTGACGGTATCGACCTACTTACTGCAGTTTGGGAAAATAGCACAAACGTGCTTTCTGCAGTTCCTGAGGCTCAAAAAGTTTTCTTAGTTTCGGCTAATGTTTACCGTCAATATCTGCAGGATTTGCAAAATAATGGTGTAAGCTCTGCGGCTCACTTAACACTCCTTACTAATGGCGCTCAAAGATTGACGTTTAACGGCATTGAAGTAAAACCGATGTACGATTGGCAGCAATACGCTGATTCCTATTTGAATGTTCAGGATGCTAACTTTGTGCTTTACACTGAGAGAACAAACTTTGTTTTGGGAACTGACATTGCAAATCCGATCAATCAAGCAATGGCTTGGCACGATATGGAAGAGGAAAAATTGAAAGTAAAATCAAGATTTTATCTTGGTTTCAACTACAAACATTCTGACCTCATTACGGTTGCATACTAAATTTTTTTAACCTAATAAAAATATAACTATGAGCTGTTTAACAACAGGTTTAACAATAGATTGCGCAAACGCCTGCGCTGGTGGTTTGGCAAAGTTTTGGGTCGCTTCGAAAGAAGATGTATCCGCTTTGAACATCACAGCTGGCGAAATTGACACAATTACAATGGTAGGAGCGACTAAATTCTATGAGTTCGAACCTTACCAAGAAACTGCAAACTTCACCGAGACTGGCGAAAGAGCAAACTGCAATACTGTAATTACTCAAACTTTGGTTGCTGTATTTCCTTGCCACGCTTTGGCAACCAGAGAGGCAATTAAAGAGCTGCAAGATTGTTGCTGCGGGTTTATTGTAATCCACGAGGAGAACAACGGCACACGTTGGTTATGGGGCGCTCCAGACACTTTGACAACTTTGGGCATCGCTTACCCTGCTCAGCTTACTAACTTTGAAACGGTAACAGGTACAGCGATTAACGACCAAAACCAATCGACTATTACTTTGACGTCAAGAGGTACTGTCCAAGCGATTCCAGTTGCTTCAACTGTTACTATTCCAGTCTAATTTTTGGATTTTGGGGAATTCATACGGAGGGGGAGGGTGTTTATCCTCTCCCTTTTTTAAATTAAAAATCTGTTTTTATGTTTAAAGTAAAAGAAAAATTCATCGATTGTACGGTTTATAATACGAATTTTACCGTACATTTGTCAAAGGCAACACAGGAGCAGCTCGAGCACCTTTACCATATAGGTTTCAAGGGCGTTGAGTTGGTAGGCAAAAAGCCTAAAAATAAGCCAATAGACAACTTTAAAGCAGAATCGACAGATAATATCAATGAGTAAAAGAAGAGCCGTTATTTCGAGCGAAAATAAGCCAAAAACAGACGTTTACGCTTGGGGCTCTCTCAATATGGGAGTGCATCCGTTCAAAGTGGACGATATTTTCAGAGAGCCGACAAAAGAAATTTTGGACAGGACGGTCTGGGAATATGTTCCTTTTTCAACTTATGATCTTTGCAGGCTCGACCGATTGCAAGCTATTTGCAATAATAGCCCGACGACGGCAGGCATAATTCAGCAAAAAGTTAACTATTTCGGAGGAGATGGCTTTTATACGGTTCCTGCGGCTACAATGTCAATGCTTGCAAGTTTAAAGACAGCAAAAGCAGAGGCTCAGGAAATAACGGAAGAGCAGATCCAAAGTTTAAATGATTGGCTTACTTTATTAACTCCAGAGGGGTTGAATGTCGAGGAGTTGACGGCTAAAATTTGCAAAGATTTTGCGAGCTTTGGAAATGCCTTTATTGAAGTCCAACGGATTAAAGTAGGTCAGACAAAAAAATATTATTTGCGCTGCTTACCGATTAACTGGTGCCGACCTCGAAAAGCTGCAAAGGACAGCATTTATCCAACTCATATAGGTGTGTCGGATGAATTCGAGGAAGCGTGGGAGATCACTCCGCAAAATGTTACGGACTTACCTATCTTTCCAGTATTTGAGAAAATCGGAGGGGTTGAAAAGTCAATCGTTCACTTAAAAAATTACGAGCCGACTTTGGTTTATTGGGGCATTCCTGACTGGGTAAGCGCAAAGATATGGGCGGAGCTCGAGTATAGAATACCAAAGTTTAACCAAAGCAAGTTCGAAAATGGTTTCACTCCCTCAGCTATTATTTCACTCTTTGGCTCAGCCAATCAAGAGGAAGCTCAGCAAGTAGTTAGGGCAATGAAAGATTGCTTTACCGGTACCGGGAACAACTCTAAAATGTTTATTCAGGCTTTGAGAGATCCGACTTATAAATCAGACGTTCAGATTTTGAATAGCAGCAACGAGGGCGAATTTTTGAACTTACAAAATATGGCTCAAACGAATATTATTGCAGCGCATCGTTGGTCGGTATCGCTCACGGGACTTCGAACGGCTGGCAGCTTAGGAACAAATCAGCAGATCCGCTCAGAATTCGACATTGTCTATAATACTGTTATCCGTCCTATGCAAAGGCTATATTTAACAAAGTTCCTTAATCCAGTTATTCAGGACGCTGCAAAATGGCTCGGCTTTGACTGGTCAAATATTGCGGTCGATATAGCGAAGCCAATGCCAGTATCTTTTGCTGGGGATATTCCAATCAAAGACATTTTAACGGTGGATGAGATGAGAGCGGAGTTAGGGTTTCAACAAATAGAACAAGAGCAAATCAATACAGAAAATGCAGACACTAATTAAGCCGGGCGAAGTAGTCAATACGGGAATTTATCGACCTGCTCCAGTAACGGCTCGCTTTGATGTTAATCAAATTAGCCCTCACATTAAGGACAGCGAGGAGCGCTTTCTGCAGCCACTTTTGGGCGTTGCTTTATATGATGACATGATCGCTCAGCAAAACCCATTGGAAAGCAATTACAACCCTGCTGTCGGTGCAATAGTCAATAAATTTATTGCTCCTGCTCCTGCAATATATGAAACACTCTGGACTGGCTTTTTGCTTAGATATACTGCTTATGCTGTTTATTATGAGGTATTGCCTTATTTGACTATTCAAGTTAGCTCTAAAGGCATTTATCAAAATGACAGCGAGTTTGCTCAAAATGCTGGTGTCTCTGGGGTTCGTTTCCTGCAAGATAATATGATGCAAAGGATTGACAATTTAAAGCCTTTAATTGAGAATTTTCTTTGTGCTAATAAGGCGCTTTTGCCTTTATTTGACGCTAAACATTGCCCGTGCGAGGACGATTGTGGGCACTGCCATACAAACTGTGGATGCGGATATTTTAATATAACTGGCAAGCACTGCCATACCTGCGAGACGAAAAAAAATACTTCAACTAATATAATTTTTTACCAATGAACATAGTAAAACAATCGACTGGCAACGTCGTTTTAACGGATGCCGCTGGCAATATCCAAAAGGTTTTTGTTAATGTCAATGCCTTAGACGTAAAAGGAACGGACGAGGTTATCGTAAAATTTGGCTTTAATCAATGGCATTCGCTTTTTGCAAGTCAGATTGCTAACACTCAGGTCGAGCCAGCTGCTGCAGTTGCTTTTTCTGGCAATGCTTTTGATTTAGTCGCTTTACTTTCGACCTCTTTTTTTTTTGAGTTAAGCGGGGGCGGTGGTGACGATTTAGCAACGGTCTTAATTGCTGGCAATAGCGCAGGAGCTAACGACATAAACCTAAACAATAACGACCTTTTAAATACAGATAAAATTGATTTTAACCTTGCGACAACCGACACGGCGGGCGAGGGTCAATTAGTATGGAGTAACACTTTAGGTACTTTAAATTTAGGACTTAAAGGTGGGAACACAATATCAAATTTGGGTCAGCATATTCACGCAAGAGTAGTAAATAAAACAACTCCTTTAGTAAATCTCACAAAGGCAGGCTATGAAGTTGTTATCGTGGCAGGCGCAACAGGTCAAAGGCTTTCTGTTAAGCTTGCAAAAGCGGATAACGATGCAAATAGCGCTGGTACTTTGGGTATTGTTTGCGAAAATATAGCAGGCAATCAAGAGGGTTTTATCTGCTCAGTTGGTCAGGTTACAAATATCAACACTACGGGTTCATTACAGGGCGAAACGTGGGCAGATGGTGACTCACTTTATTTGAGCGGTACTACTTTTGGAGCGATAACAAACGTAAAACCGAGCGCACCAATCCACGAGGTTCGAATTGGATATGTCGAATATGCACACGCTGTTAATGGAAAAATATACGTTAAAATTGACAACGGTTATGAGCTTGATGAATTGCATAATGTAAGCATAAATCCTTTGACACTTGCAAATAATGATGCGCTTTTATATGAAAGTTCTTCATCACTATGGAAAAATAAAAGGCTGCCAGTTGAGATACAATTAGCTGCAAGCGATGAAACAACAGCATTAACAACGGGAACGGCTAAAATGACATTCAGAATGCCTCACGCAATGACATTGACAACTGTTCGTGCATCGCTTACAACGGCACAGGCTTCGGGTTCTATTTTTACCGTTGACATAAACGAGGGCGGTTCATCAATACTAAGCACTAAGCTAACCATTGACAATACAGAAAAAACAAGCACAACGGCTGCAACTCCTGCGGTTATATCTGACACGGCATTAGCGGATGATGCCGAAATTACAATTGATATTGACCAGATTGGCAACGGAACGGCAACAGGTTTAAAAATTACTTTAATCGGAACAAGATGATAATAAATCCTTATTCTTTTGGAATTACGTATGACCCCGATGCGCAGGCTTTCATTACAGCAGCAGGCATTACAGATAACACGCAAAAAACTGCTATCAATACCTTAGTAGTAAGTATGAAAGGCTTTGGTATTTGGACTAAGATGAAAGCTATTTATCCTTTTGTTGGTGGTACTGCTACAACGCACAAATGGAATTTGAAAGACCCACAAGATACAAATGCAGCGTTTAGGTTGGTGTTTTTTGGAGGTTGGACACATAGTTCTAATGGGGTTCAAGCAAATGGTACTAATGGATATGCCGATACTTTTTTAGTTCCAAGTGCGCAATATGCAGTAGATAATAATCATCATATATCAATTTATTCAAGATTAAATCAAACACAAAATGATGTTGAATTAGGCATTTATGATGGAACAAGAGCTTTACAATTAAGAGTTTTTTTTAGTAGTGGAACAGAATTTTATTCTAATAATTTAGCACCTGTTAATCCTGCTGATGCTAATTCAGTTGGTAATTATATAGCTAATAGAATTGGAACAGCCGTTAAAATATTTAAAAATAATACTACTTTAGGTTCATTTACTAATGCTGCAAATGGTAGACCTACTTTTAGTTTATTTTTAGCAAATTCAAATAATTCGGGCTCACCTAATTTAGGTCTTTATTCAAATAAACAATATGCTTTTGCATCTATCGGTGACGGCTTAACAGATACAGAAGCTGCTAATTTTTATACAGCCGTGCAAAATTTCAACACCACGTTAACTAGAAATGTATGACACAAGTAGGACTTTTAACAGAATCGCAAAAGAATGAGCTTGTCGGTCAGCTTTACGATGAAGACAGCTATTTTAACCCAATACAGGATGACTTCGACCAATGGATAATTTCTGTTGAAGAAATTGAATTTTGTGTTAATCCTGAATTTCAATGGGTCAAAGATTTGCCGCTAATCGAATATAAACCAAAGCCGTCACCACCATTTCCACCGATAGACTAATGTGCAAACAAAAGGTCGGATTATTAGATCAGGACGAGAAAGAAGCTTTGGAGGGTAAGCAATACGCTCCGAAAAAGTATTTCACACCTTTAGAGGATGCCGACGGAAATAATGTTTTACCAATCGATCAGATAAATAATAATAAAAATTTAGAATATTTCTGGGTTGTTTATTTACCCTTAATAGATTATAAACCTAAACAAATGGACAAAAGTGTTATTCCAGATTTTATGGCTCTATCTGGGCTCTTTTTATTTACTGGTGCAGAGGTCTCAGTCGAGGGCGCTATCTTTGAAATTATATCGAAGTTTGGCGTTGTTGCCGTGCTTTGGTTTTGGCTCCGGGAGATGAAGGAACAAATGAAAGAGCAGAGCAAAGACTTTTATTCTGAGACTGAAAAGCTCAGGCAGGAGCACAAAAATACCATGCACGAGTTCCAAGAGATCCACAAAGAGCATAAAGAGATATTGACTGATCAACTTAAGGCAAAGGACGAGATTATTAAGTCATTGAAAAAATAAATTAAGTAGGTAAAAGGACGCTTTTATAATACTTTTGAGCTTTTGGCAAAAATATTTTTATGTTTTCGAAAAAAATACTGTCAAAAGTTTTTTTATATCATTATTAAATTATACTTTTGTAATACAATAACGAAAAGAGAATATTTAATCACAACAAAAACCTTATTTTTATGAGCACTATTATCAAAGAACAGCACGAGACAGCAAAAAAATTATTAGAAAATGCTGAGCGCACTTATAATTATTATATTTTAATGGAAAGTAGAGCGAAAGATTTTGATCCATTTTATGATGCAGCACTTTCTTTATTTACTATTGTAGGAGGTGTTAATGTTTTAAGTTATCGTGTTATGCTAAAGACTAATGATACTGGATTAATGCTTATTGAATTATGCAGAAATAGATTTGCAGCTTATGAGCAGGAGCTAAAAAAATATGGCTTATTAGATCTCACTTTCGAGGAACTACTCGAGCAAAGAGAGGAGCCAGAAGCAAGAGCTGAGCCAGTGTACACTGAGGATCAAAAATGCCAAATGTGGTACGAGCACCAAAAGCAATACGACTACGACACACAATTTTAAAACAACGGGTGCGGTATCCGATAAGCCGCTTTTTTTTAATCTTTAAAACCTTATTTTTATGTACAAACAAACTGAAAACCTTAGCGAGCTCATTGCTGCAATGGTAAATTTTAACAGCGAATTTCAAACTACAAAGCTTGTTAAGGATGGCAAAAACGACCATTTAAAGAACAAATATTTGACGCTTGACAATATCCTCAATACGGTACGTCCGATCCTCACAAAGCACGGCTTAGTCATTATACAAGCTTTAGCAGGAGAATATCTCGTCACAACAATTTATCACGTCTCAGGGCAATTTATTCAATCAGAGATGCCATTCCATCCAATGTCTGGGAATAAGGGCACAAACGCCTTGCAAGAGCTTGGAGGCGGCATTACTTATGCGAAGCGCTATGCTATTAGTGCAATGCTTGGAATCTCAGTTGATGCGGACGACGATGGGCAAAGCTCTAAAATTAAGGCTCAGGAGCTTAAGCCTAAAAAGAAAGTCAATACTATTGATGAGCTGCAAAAGTTGCTTGGATGGCTTATAAATAACCCTGAGAAGCAAGATATTTATCTTGATTTATTCGAGCTCACAAAGGAGCAAAAACAATTTATCGAAAATAACTTATGAATGTATTAAACATCTGGCTTCCTGACAAGGTACACGCCAAAATTGAAAGATTGACTAATCCAGCGCTTCCCGAGAGGGAGGCTCTGGAATCTGAAAAGAATATAATTTTATATATTAGTCCAGATCTTAACGAAATAGTTGGCAGCTTTTCAATTGGCACCGGCAGGACTGGCAGCACTCGAGTAGGCTATAAGAAAAGCGATTTATATAAAATGCTTTTAATTGGATTTTATAAAGCTTGGAGGCTAAAGGATGCCGATCCTAAATGGCAGGCTCAGGAGCTGCAAGAGCTTAAAATTATTGCCATGTCTTTAGTGCCGAAAATAAACAAGGTGCGGAGAGGTAAAAATATCGGAGGGCAAAAGATTACAAAGCAATTGTTATTGTCTGCGATTTTGCACAGGATTATAAGCACTCAGGATCTGAAAGCTTTTTTTAATAAAACACTATAAACTAATTTTATGAAAGAAATATCAGATAAAATGAAAGAACGAATTTATAAAATTGCTCTAATTGATGAGGTTTTAATAGCTTTTAAATTTGATAAAAATCTAAATTCAAAATGCTGTTTTAATTCTACAGAAAAAAATTGCGAAATAAAAACAGACAAAGAAAAGCAAATATTTAAATGCTATAAATGCGGCGAAGGCGGAGATATTATTCAATTAGTAATGAAAAGTCTTAATTTGTCTTATCCAGATTCGCTTTTATGGCTACAAAATAGGTATGATTTAAAAGAAGGAATACCATCAAATTATGAAATTGAAATAGTTGGGCATGAATTATACTTATATTTTTTAGATTTATATAAAGATAAAAACATTCAAATTGACGAATGCAGCTTTTTAGATGGTTTTAATTTTGGAGCTGCTTATTGTAAAGATTTTTTTGAAAAAACACTATAATTTTTTTTATCACTTTTTAATCACTTATTTTATGTTAGAATTTAAAAAAGAATTGATCACTCCTTCCAGAGCGAAGGAATTACTCGAGGCGAATATTAACAACAGACGAGTAAAAATTGAGGTCGTTAATAGGTACGCTCAGGACATTTTAGCTGGTCGCTGGAAAGAGGATACTGGCGAAGTTATCAAAATATCGAAGTCAGGTATTATCTTGGACGGTCAGCACCGACTTTATGCAATAACAAAAGCAAATACTGCAATCTTTTTGCACATTGTTTATGGTGTTAATGAATCGGTAAGCGATGTTCTGGATACTGGCTCAGTTAGAAATGCAAGCGACGTATTTAAACTAAACGGAATAGTAAATGACGGAGCTATACCGGGAATAATTCAGTTTTATAATAAAGTAAAAAATGAGCGTTTCGGTTCTGGTCACAAAGATACTAATTTGAGTAATGCTGAAATTTTAAGCAAATATTATGAAAACGAGGCTTTATGGCAGGAAGTTTTTAGGAAGTCTCAATGCTGGTATAATGCCTTTGCAAAAATATTAACAAAGAGCATTATTGGTGGCTTTTATTGCAGGATTAGAGAAATAAATCCAGAGCTTGCAGAGCAATTTATGAATGAGCTTTGTACTGGTATAAACACCTCAAATGATACTATCAGATTGCTAAAGGACAAGCTTATTAAAGACAAAATAAGCAATAAAAAACTAAGTACAACGCTCAAAATTATATTTATCATAAAGACTTGGAATTGCTTTATACAGGGTATTGAGCTCAAAAGATTGTCATTTGATTATGAAAATGAAAGTTATCCTAAAATTTCAGGAAAAAAAATATCTGAGCAAAAGGTACTTTTATAAAAAATTATTTCTATATTTGTATTCAGAATTTACGTTTGAGTGGACGCGAACCTAAATTCGATAGTATTCATAAAATAAGGTATAACCCGATTTAATCAAAGGCGACGTCCACCGCTGGAGATTATTTCGGGTTTTTTTATTTTTAAAAAATAATAGTTATGAATCCAAAATATGGAATTTTTAGAATTGTTGAGATTGGTAAAGGTTATTACAATCACTCAATTGATAAATTAGAATTTTTAGAAAATAGAAGCCTCTGGGATAATGAAGAAGAGGCAATAAATTTTATACCTGACGAACCTGGCAAATATGTAGTTTTACCTATTTTTATAAAAGAAAAAAAGAAGGTAGACAAATATGATGAAACTTTAGAGTATTTTATAAATGCTTTTAAAAAAAATAAATAATTATGGAATATAGTTTTGATATAGATTTTGCCAAAAAATACGGGGTTGATGAGGCTATAATGATTAAGTCTTTTCAATACTGGATTAGGCTAAATAAAGCAAACAAATCAAATTTTTATGATGGTCACTATTGGACTTATAACACTATAAGCGCCTTATCTGAGCTGTTTCCTTTCTGGAGTGAAAAACAAGTAAGGACAATACTTCAAAACCTTTTAAAGCTAAATATTTTAATAAAGGGCAATTATAACAAGCTCGGTTTTGATAGGACTATTTGGTATGCCTTTCAAAATGAAGCTGAATTTTTGCAAATAAATAAACCTAAAAAGGCAAATGCAACTTCCCAAATAGGCAAATCCATTTTACCAAATGGGCAAATGGAAATTACTAAACAGGAAAATGGAACTTCCCAAACGGTAAATACAATACCAATTACTAACTCAATTACTAACCCAATTACTAACTCAAATAATAATAGCGCTGACGCTGTTTTTTCCGAAAATAAAGATTTTAACCTAAATGATAAAAAAGAAATAAAACAAAAAAAAGTTGCGCAAAAAAAAGAAACGAGCTTCCCAGAAAATTTTAGCGCTGCAATGATTAAAGCTGCTCAAGAATTTATCGACTATCGTATCGAAATAAAAAAACCTTATAGATCTGAAAAGTCACTACAAACAAAATTACAGCAATGGAGCGAGCAGATAAAAAAGTATGGTGAGAATGTAATATTAGAAAGCATATCAAATGCAATTGCAAACGGCTGGCAGGGAACATTTTTAGATGAAAAACAAATAATCGAACATCAAAAAAATAACAAAACAAATACCAACACAAATCCAGATAATGGCTACACACCTAAACCGCTAACTTATAAAATTTTCTAATTATGAACGATCAAGATTATAACAAAAAAGTTTACGAAAAATTCGTACAAGAGCAAAGAGAAAAAGGTCTGTGGAGTGACAGAGAAAACCACTTCGAAGAGCTACAAAAACAACTGGCTGATGCTATGAGCGGAAAAGCAAAAACAATCCAGACTTTGCAGGAAGCTAAGAACAAAAGAAATAGTTATAAATTAAGCGAGGAGCAAAAGCAAAAAAACAAACATTATTTTGAGTACGTCAAGACAATGGAAAAGCCAAAACCACCTCAGCCAGTATTTATAAAAAAGAGCTTTGATGATGCCAGAAAAGAAATATCTAAAATACTAAGGACAAAGCTCGAAAGAATTGATAAGGAGTTAATCTTAAGCGATAAGGACAAAGACATATATCGAAACTTAACAAACTACTTTATTAAGGACGAAAATAGCCCGTACAGCGTAAAAAAAGGAGTTTGCTTATTTGGAGACGTTGGTACCGGTAAAAGCCTCACGATGCAAGTTTTTAGCGAGTTTACTCAGGATAACACAAACAAGTTTAAAGTTCACGATATGAAAGAAATAGCTCGAGCAGTACAACAGCACGGTGTCGAGGTGCTTTCGGAATATACTCGAGGCTCCTGCTGTTATGACGATGTAGGCTTTGAAGACAAAGCGAATCATTACGGGAACAAAATTTGTATTTTTACTGAGCTTGTTAATATTCTTTACGAAAGATTTTTAAAGAATGGAAAAGTTTTTCATATTACAACTAATCTCGGATTTTCGCAAAATTTCGGCTTTGGTACTTTTGCGGATAGGTATGATCGCAGGGTTGTCGATAGGCTCAGGGAGATGTTAAATATTATCGAATTAAATGGAGAATCAAAAAGACAATAAAATCCTAATTATGAACAACTACAAAGCGATGAACGCTTACCTCCTTGTAACTTCAATTAACCTGACACTTTTTGCAATCGCAGAGCTGGAGCCGTCAAAAATGAAGCAGGCGCAAAAGCTTAAATTTTCGAATCTCAGGAGCGCAAATAAAAACTTCCTTGCATCGCTTCCGAATAGCCGAGAGGACAAAGACTTGCTAAATGATCAGAGCTTTGACAGCGTGGGTTTAATAGTCGAGCTTATTGGAATGCTTTCGCAGGTGCACCCAGACCAAAACGAGTGGATAGTTGAAGAGGTAAAAAAATTGATATTTCAATCTGTTAATCGACAAAACGGAGCAGTAATATGATAGCAAATATTTTTAATTTGACAGGGCTCACGAATGCCGAGCTATACGAGCACAATATGCACGCTGGCAAGTTTATTAAAGACTTAACAGTCCAGAACCTGCACGATCTTTTTTTCCTGCTCAGGCTCGAAATAACAGGGGAACCAACGGCAGCAATAACTATAAAATTTTTAACACAAAGAGCCGTCGAGCTCAATATTCAAATTTACTAACTATGAAACAAATAATAGGATTTTTAATACTTTGCTGCACTCTTTTCGGGTGCCAGAAGCAAAAGCAAAAAGTTGATATAAAAATTAAGATAGTCGAAAAAATAGTCTATCGAGACACTTGCGACAGCGAATTCATACGCAAAATTGGACAGCTCGAAAGCGGAGGCATAGACAGCACAATAGCAGAGCAAGGCAGAGGGAGAGGTCGTTACGGAATTTATAATATTTGCGTCAAAGGCTCAGGGCTCGCAGATCTGCTCGACATTACTCACGAAAGTATGCACAATAAAGAATATTCAGACAGAGTTTTCTGGGCAGTTATGGGAATTTTTTGTCATCTTTACGCTCAGAAGCACGGCAATTATCCGACATACGAGGAACTGGCGAGAATGTGGGCTGGAGGTGCCGACGGCTATAAAAAGGAATCGACATTAAAATATTTAAACAAATTTAGGGAGCTATGAATAAACCAATTGTAATACTCGAGGGCTCAAAACAGCCTTATATCTCAATAGGTAGGCACTTTGGAGGCATAAAGATTGAAAATGTTGAGTATGTTTACCAACCGGCACGAGATGCTTTTATTCGCAAAGACTGGGCGAAAAGAACAAAAGGCAAAAGCTGGGAGCAATTTCTCGAGGAAGTCAAAGCAGCTGAGCAATGACACACTTTATCGGAGTGGATCCAGCGTTCAGGGAGGGCGGTTTTTATGTTTGCGAGATTAACGGCTCAATGGCTTGCTTTTACCTAATGAAAAGCTTTATCGAATTTGTAAAATATATTGACGGACTTATTGAGCTCAAAGTCGATGCTTATATCTGCATAGAGAATAGCAACGAGACGAACCATACTTTTATAAGCCCGAAAGTAAAGAGCAGATTAGGCAGGGAAAAAATAAGTCGAGACGTTGGCAAAAATCAGGCAGTGTCTCAAATGTCTGTCGATTACTGCAATTATGCTCTGGGTCATGGAGTTTATTCTGTCAGTCCAGCGGAGAAAGGAATCAAATGGAGCGATATGATCACAAAGGCTGAGGCAAAAAATCACAATCTGGAGCTTTTCAATTACAAAGGATTAAAATCTGATCAGGACAAACGAGACGCTTTTAAGCTCGCTTTGAGGGCTAAATTTGAGTTTTTCAGGTCAAAAAGTGGGGAAAAAGGTAAAAAATGAGGTTATTTTTAAAATATTTTAATCTTTTTTAGTCAAAAGCTTTTATATTCAATTATTAAATTATACTTTTGTAACACAATAAAACGGAAAGAAATTA